CAGTACCCCTGCCCGACTACTGGCCGCGTGTGTTCGGGCTGGATTTTGGTTGGGTGCACCCCACGGCGGGCGCGTGGCTGGCGCACGACCGCGAGACCAACACGATTTACGTGTACTCGGAGCACCGTCGTAGCCAAGCCGAGGTTGCTGTGCACGTGGGCGCCATCAAGGCGCGGGGTGACTGGATACCGGGCATTGCTGAAACTGCAGGTACCAATCAGGCTGACGGCAAGCGCATGATTGAACTGTACAAGGGCCACGGCCTGAACTTGCGCAAGGTGGTCAAAGGCCCGGGCAGCGTGGAGTCGGGCATCATGCGCATCCAAGAACGGTTCAGCAACGGTACGCTGAAAATCATGGATACCTGCCCACAGCTCATCAGCGAAATCCGTCGCTACCACCGTGATGAGAAGGGCGCCGTGGTGGAAGAGGCGGACGATTTGATTGACGCTTTACGTTACGGCGAGTCGGGGCTGAAGTACGCCAAGACCCGGGCTGAGGCGCGGGGTGGTCCAACAGGTGGCAATGTGCGGGAGATTAACTTCTTCCCCAGTCGGAGAATTGCGTGATGGCCAGCGTGAAAGGGTTGAAGTCAGCACCGAAGGAATCCAAGGCGAGCAAGGAAGAGCGACTGGAGGCTGACGCCAAGCGCGACGAAATGTTCGCGGCGCTGGAACGGGAGCTGGACAAGGAGTTGGGTAAGGCCATTGCCGACAAGTCGCCAGTGGAGATTCGCATGCTGGCCGACGAGGCCCAGTATTGGGGCACCATTGGTGGCTTCGACAAGGAAGACGTGGTGGCCGGCCATGACCAGCTCACGCGGGCGAACCGGATGCCCACGGATAACAAAACTCGTAGCAAGACTCGCATCGCTGCTTCGCGCATTGGTGACATGCTGTTTCCGACCAACGCCCCCAACTGGGACATGCGCCCCAGCCCCTACCCCGATGTTCCTATTCCACTGCTGGTGGAGGAGTACCAGAAGCAGAAGGCGGCCGAGGCTGCTGCAGCCCCGCCAGCGCCCGAGATGCCCCCAGAGGCCATGGGTGGCCAGCCCCCGCCGGAAGCGGGGATGGGTGGCCCGCCCATGGTCACGGAGGACATGATGGCGATGGGTGGCGGGATGCCCCCACCGGACATGGGCGGCATGATGGCGATGGGTGGTGGGATGGGCGAGATGCCGCCCGAAGACCCCATGATGGGTGGCGGGATGCCGTCCATGGAAGACTTGGACTACGAACAGCTGGCCATGGAAGTGTCCACCAAGCGTTGCCGCAAGATGCGCCAGCTTATTCGCGACGCGTTGTCAGAGAACGACTATGCCAAGGTTGGCCGTGCCGTCATCATGGATGGCTGCAAGCTGGGCACCGGCATCGTCAAAGGCCCCTATGTCCGCTATCGCACCCAGCGCACCTACGAAGAGATAGATGACGGCCAAGGTCCAGTGACGGTGCTGAAGATGCAGCGGGTGGTGGAGCCGGCTGTAGCGCGGGTCTCGCCGTGGATGTTCTTCCCCCAACGCGCCCGCTGCATAGACGAGTGCGAGCACACCTTCGAATTGCACATCCTCAACCGCATGAAGTTGTCGCAGATGGTTGAAACGCACGGGTTCTTCCCACGCCAGACTGCCAAGTTGCTGAGCAAGCAACCCACCCTCGGGCAGATTGAGACGGTGCTGGCCCAACGTGCTGCCATCACCAACTACTCCATGGCGCGGTACGAGAACTGCTATGCGGTGTGGGAGTACCACGGCATTATCGACGCGAAGGTCCTACGCGAGATGGGCTTTGAAATTCCCGAGGAAGAAGACGCGCTGGACAACCTGCACAACTACATGGGCACCGTGTGGTTCAGTGAGCATGAAGTGCTGCGCATCGACATGGCTCCACTGGAAGCGCAGGACCGCGTGCCATACCGGGTGTGGAACTACGAAGAGGATGAGACCCACGTTTTCGGTTTCGGCGTGCCGTTCATCATGCGCGATGACCAGTACGTTATCGACATGGTGTGGACAGCCATTCTCCATAACACCTCGGTGTCAGCGGGGCCGCAGTTGGCTGTCGAAAAAGGCTGCATGACGCCGGCCGATGGCAGCTACTCCATCCGTTCGCCCAAGCTCTGGTACAAGAATGACGTGGACGTGCCCATGGCCCAAGCCATGGAAGCCTTCATCGTTCCCAACACGTTGGGAAACACCATGCCGGTTTACCAGCAGGCGGTGAAGAACGCCGATGACAACACCCTGCTGCCGCACATGCTGGGCACCGGGCAGGCTACCGGGCAGGAATCGGGCGCGTCGGGCATGGTGCACATCGCCATGATGAATCAGACCAACATCGTGCAGCGGCAGGCCGCGCACAACTGGGATGACAACATCACCGACCCGTTGATTACGGCCCTCTACCAGTGGTTCATGGAGTCCGACGACCCGGCGCACGAAGACGCCAAGGGCGACTTCAAGGTGGAGGTGCGTGGCGCTTCCCACCTGCTGGTCAAGGACACGCAAGCCCAGCACGTTCAGTTGCTCATGCAGATGGCGGCCAGCGACCCCGAGCTGCGCATGGAACTGAACATGAACGACGTGTACCGGTTGTACCTGAATTTCTTGGACGTGCCGGTGGAAACGCTGGTCAAGTCGCCAGAGGAAGCGGCGGCTGAGAAGGCCAACCAACAGCCCGACCCCCTGCAGGAAGCCGAGGTCAACCTGAAGAACGCGCAGGCGCAGGCAGCCACGGCGCGGGCTGAGGCGGATAATTTGCGGGCGCAGGCCATGATGATTGAAGCCCAGCAGGGCCAGTCCATGGACATTGTTGACCACTCCGAGGTGATGGCGTTGGAGCTGCGCTATGCCGAGATGCGCGACAAGCAAAACGACCGAGATTTGAAGCTGCAGCTGGCGTTGATTGACCGCGAGACCCGGCTGATGGAGATTGCCAGCAAGGAAGGCATCGCCTATGAGCAAATGAACAAGCAGGTTTCCAGCGAGCGTGAACAGATGCTGGCCGACCTTCAGGTGACCAACTCCCAGCAGGCCAGCAAGGATTACTTCGATGCTGCCCGGTTGCGTCTGGACCAGTACCGGGAGGAGTTGAGGACCAAGAACGCCAGCAAGGGGTATGACTCGTTCTGACCCCACATGACGGCTGACAACAAGAGGATAAGGTAGTATGCTCGACCGCAATTCGCCGGCAGTGGCCAAGTTTCTGGACACCATCGACTCAGAAATAACTCGGCTTCACGTGGCCCTTGAACGGATAGGCAAGACCCCCTCGGAGTACGACATTTCCCGGGGCAAGATAAAGGCATTACGCCAAGTACGAAACATGATTTTAGGTGACGAGGAACCTGATGCCACAGCCGAATAATGCCGCCGCTCGCGACCCTGCCGAGGGAGTGGTACCCGAGGACGAAAGTTTCCTGTCCGACGAGGACATGTTTGAACAGGCGTTCAACGACAAGTACGGGCCTGACAACGGTGGGGAAGAGAACCCCGGGGATGAACCCGGTCAGCCTGAGTACGGCGCTCCACCGGAAGGTGGTCAAGAGCAGCCCGCTCCTGAAACCCCCCCAGCCCAAGCACCCACGGCCGCAGTAGCTGCGGAACCTGAATGGGTGAAGAATCTTCCTGATGAGGCCAAGGCCCATCTCAATCAGGTAGCCAACGAATTAACCAACCTACGTGGACAGTACACAGCTCTCCACGGCAGGCTGGCTCCAGTCCAACAGGAAAATGCCCGACTTCGCGGGCGGCTTACAGCGACGGCAGTACCGGCGCAGCAACCCGCACAAGGCGCGAACTCGGGTAACGCCCAAGTTGGTCAGTCACCGCCGGGTGCTTTCAAGTTAGCGGATGTCGCGGAATTCAAGGAATTCCAAGACGCGTTCCCTGACGAAGCCAAGGCACTTGAAGCGGTGTTTGCACGTCAGACCCAGAACCTCACCTACTTGCAGCGGCAACTGGAGGGGGTTTCGCGGGGGTTGCAGGAAGTACAGCAGTCTTCTTTCAGCCAGAGACGGACGCAGGAATTGGCCCGGTTGTCGGATGCACACCCCGACTGGGCCACGGTACGCCCATCACGAGAATTCGCCGATTGGCTGCAGGCGCAGCCGGCTGAGATTGCTCAGTTCGCCGACTCTCCACGGGCCGACCACTGCATCTGGGTTCTGGACCGATACAAGGCTGATGCCTACATAGCCCAGCAGTTTTCCCAAGGGGGAGACTTGCAGCAACCCCAGCCCGGGATTGACGTTGCGCAGCAGACGCGGGTGCGCCGGCAACAGATTCGTTCCGCCCCTTCCTTGGACCCACAGCAAGCTGGTATTGGTGCCCCCAACGGGGACCCCGGCCAGTTCATGTCGGAAGAGGAAATCTGGAACGCGGAAGTTGAGAGACGGCTACGCCTGCAACGTGAGTCCAACCGTCGATAATGGAGGAATAGGCAGATGCCTACCTTAGCAAGACATTATGGCGGCACAGGCAACTACGGCGGTGCGCTGACTGGCCCGGGTAACCGTACGAATGTCTATGCCGAACTTGACCTTCTGGAACGTGCACGGCCCCAGCTGGTGCTGGACCTCGCATGCGACAAGAAGAACATCCCTGCCAACAAGGCGGAAACCATCGCGTTCCGTCGTGCGGTCAACGCCATCGTCAGCACCACCACGGTGACCGAAGGTGTGACTCCGGCGTCCCGCGCTGTCGCCTACGAAGACGTGTTCGGCACCCTCGGTGAGTACGTCGAGGTCTACGAAATCACGTCCCGCATGCGCGAACTGGGTGAAGACAACGCAATCCGCGATTCTTCCGACGTGCTTGGCGACCTCGTTGCCAACATCAAGGAAGCGGTGGGCTGGGCTGCCTTCATACAGGGAGCGAACGTCATCTACTCTGGCGGCGTTGCGTCTCGCGCCACGGTGTTGGCGCCTATCTCCCTTGGCGACTTGCAGGAAGCGGTGCGTTCCCTGCTGGCTGCGAAGGCGATGCGTTACACCACGGTGGACCATGGTGGTCTGAACGAGAACACCTACCCCATCGAAGCGGCGTTTTACGCGTTCACCCACACCGACATGCACCCGGACATTCGCATGCTGCCGGGCTTCCGCACCACAGCGGAGTACGGCGCGAAGAAAATCGTGTCCGAGTACGAGTTCGGTGCCATTGAAAACCTGCGTGTCATCACCACGCCCCAGCTGACGCCGCTCATCAATGCGGGCGCGGCGCTGGCCGGCGCGAACGTGAAGTCCACGGGTGGTGCGAACGCGGACGTGTACCTGATGATTGTGTGCGGTCAGCACGCATTGGGTACGGTGGACCTGAAGGGCGCGGGCAAGAAGGGCTATGGCGGCACAAAAATCAATGTGCTGACCGGCGCTTCGAAGTCCGACCCGGCCGACCAGCGGGCGTACGTGTCCTGCCGGTGGTGGGACCTCAAGCTCATCCTGAACGATGAGTGGGTGGTCCGACTGGAAGTGGCCTGCACGGACGACCTGAGCCAGTTGTACGTCTGATTCTGGACGTACTACTCCCCCGGGTGGGGCTTACGCCCCACCCTTTTCACCGGAGAATTTGTTTCCCATGGACTTTAACAAAGCCGCTGAGAACGACTTCCGCGACGCTGAGCTTGAAGAGTTGCGGGCGTACTGCGACCACATCAAGCTGGAATACCACCCCAACATGAACGCTGACACTCTGCGCAAGAAGCTCACTGCAGCGATGGGGGAATACCGTGAGCTTTCCGGGGATGAACCCGGTCAGCCTCTGGTTGTTCCCAGTCAGCAAGCAGAGATTCGTGCCTTGGTTGGCTTGAACCTGAAGCCCACGGGACGTTGGGAGGGCAGGCGTAGACGGATTACCTTGCACCGCTCCTTGAGCCACGACAACACATCACGCCCCCAGTTTTTCGCATGGGGCCGGCTGCATGTGTACGTGCCTTTCGGCGTGGAGTGCTCGGTACCGTATCCCATTTTCAACATCCTCAAGGACACGACCGGTCAGAAGCTGGAGCGCAAGCGCACGGTGGATGACGAAGGCCGCATCTTCTACCGGGATGTTTGGATTCCTTCGCAGCGGTTCATGTACGCTGACCATGGCGACGACCCGGACACGGTTCGTTTGCCCGAGTCAGAGATTGACCGCATTGCACGCCTGCACCGACTCACGGACGGATTCGCCGGATTCTCCGAGCGACAGTACCGGGCCATTTGCACCACGCTACGCTTGTCAGTTCCTGCAGTGAGTGGAATCGTCGGCATGCGCGGGGCCATTGAAGCGCGTTGTGGTATCGCCAATTCACCGGTGGACCTCAGCACGCCCGAGCGTACTGTCGCCGCATGAGGACGCGGCATGACATTTCTGGAGTTGGTGCAGCAACTCGGTAGCGAAACCGGCACCGAGTTGGTATCAAAAATCACGTCGGTGGAGGTACCACCGGCGGCTGCCTATGGCGAGACCACGGAACACCGGTCTCGCCTTGTTCGTTGGGCACAACGGGCATGGCTGGACATTCAGCAAGACCAGACCCAGTGGGACTTCATGGTGAAGCGCACCATGATTCATCTGGCCAAGGGCCAGCTTGTCTACGACCTGAAATTCCTCACTGACAGCTACAACTCCGCTGCTGGGGTGGACTACCCTTACGAGGCGCTGGTACCGTTCGTTGCTTCCAACGATGTTCGCTATGTTTGGGTGGTGGATTCCAAGCAGGGTTTCCCGGTTACCCGGAATCTTTGCTATTACGTTCCGCCCGAGCGTTTCTATGGCTACCTTGACCGGTCCAGCGACCGCAACAAGGGCATCCCCGGTCGCTACTCGCTGACCCGTGACGGCTGCCTTGAGTTTGATTCCGCGCCCCCGCACGACGAGCTGCGACTTGAGTACCAGTACCGAGCCATGCCGCAGAAGCTGCTGGTGGATGCTGATGTGCCGCGTGGCCTACCGGAGAAGTTCCACGACCTGATTATCTACCGGGCCATGGTGCACTATGCCGGCTTCGATGAGAGCGCAGCACAGCTGCAGCGGGCGGCCAAGTTGTACCGTGACCTGATGAACAAGCTACGCCTTGAGCAGTTGCGTGAATACTCCATGGCCGGGACGGGGACCTGATGCCCGAGAACGTCATCCTTGATGGTGGCCTTGACCTGATTCGGGCACGCCCGGCTGTGCTGGCTGGGCGCATCCGCGAGTGCTTGAACTACGAGGTTGGCTACCGCCGTGGGAATACCCGCATCGACGGCTTTGAACGCTTCGATGGCACCACGTCGCCATCCAACACCACCGGATGGGTGTTGGAAGTGCCCAAGGTGGATGTGACCGGGTTGTTTACCACGCCCGAGGATTTGGTGTGGACGTTGGGGGTAGACTCAGGGAACGCTGGCACCTTGGTGCAAAGGGATGATGCTGGCGCCAACTGGCGTTTGTTCATCATTTTTCGCACGGGCTTGCTGCGCCCTACCTACGATGCCGTGGTCACTGGCGAGCAGTCGGGAGCCAGCTTCGTCCTTTCCGCTTCGTTGGCACCGAGCATCAAGAGCCTCCCCAAGTATTACACCACGCACGAGGAGTACATCGAGGCGCTGCATAGTTTCGCCGAAATTCTGCGCACGAAGGTGTTACCCGTTCCGGGTGTGGGCACCATCCTTGGTCTGCATTTCCATGAAGACCAGTTGTACGCCGTGCGTGACATCGCCGAGGTGACCCTGACCCCGGCCACCGCGTCGTCCTTGGAGCATGGGCAGTTCGTGTACAACGATGCTGACCAAGTGGGTGAGGTTGTCACCCTTGATGGAACTACCGGGGTAACGCACATCGCACCGGTGGATACCTATGGGTTTGAGGCGAACAACGGCGCGGCCATCCACAGCGCCCTGACCGTTCGCTTCACCAACGGTACGGGTGCGTTTCCGAGGAACCATAAGGTGAAGGGACTTTCCAGCGGGTGGGAGGGCCTTGTTGGCCACATCCGGGTGGAGTTTGGCAGTTTCGCCGCTGGCGATGCCGAGGGCATTGCTGCGTTCATGGCCTTTGACCCCCTTGACCCTGCCAGTGTGGCCACGTTGGGCGAGACCTTCCAGAATCAGATTGATGGCACCAGTACCATGGTTGTGTCTGCGAACTTGTTCGCATCGGGCATGTCCGTGGCCACGGTTGAAACCTTGTCGCCGTTGTCGGACATCGCCAGCCTGTGGCGCAGCTCTGAGGAAGGTTGGGTAGGCGCCCTGCCCCCCCGGTATTTAAGGTTTCAGCAGGCCGCCCCTTCCGACGTTGAGCCTCCGCTGAATAATTTCGTGCGTGAAGTTCGGGATGGCTTCCTGCCCACCACGGTGGTAAAGGTGGCTAATGGATACGGGCCTACCCCGGCATGGACTGGGGCGCTGACCGGGTTGCTGACTGAGAACGCAGCGGGGCCAAATTACACGGCGGGAGCAACCATCACGCCGTCCCGTTCCGACGTGTTGCGAGTGGCTGGCTTCAATGCCGACTTGGCGGAAGGGGAGGTACTGTACGGGATTCGCTTGTACACGCGCATCGCGGGGTTCAGTGTTTGCCCGGCTACCTCGGGAACCTTGGAAGTGAAGTTGGCTTCTGGCTTTGGCGGCCGACCGACCTATCACTTCGCCACGGGTTGCGGCGGTGCGTGGCCGGTTGCGCCTTACCCCTCTGTGGCCAACACCGCGTTTGCGTGGAATGGTGGCCAAGAGATTACCCGTGAAATGGTGAATGACCCAGCGTTTGGGTTTGACTTGCAAGGGGTCAGGGTAGGTGGCGCAGCCGCCAACTTTTCCATCGACGTGGTGCGGATGAGCCTGACCGTTGATGTGCCCGTGGGCAGCACGCTGTACTTGTGGGACCCCATCAATGCTGTGAGTCTTGGCACCTTGAGCGCCGAGTCGTTGGTGCTGGAGAGCGGGGGCTGGGACACTGATGATGCTGCCGGCCGCATCCGGCTGGATGGTACCGGACTCACCAACATCCCCGAAGGCACCGAGATTCGTACGGCCCCCGGTGGGGCCGGTAACCGTGTTGCCGTGACCAGTGGGTCCACCACGACATTGACCCTGCCCGGCTCGCGCCTGTTACGTGCGCACAACTCCCGGTACCAGTTCATCTCCCACAACTTCTATGCCAGCGAGGACCGCAACGCCATCTACGGTGTGAGCGGGGCTGGCCCGGCGTTCTGGTACGACGGTACCACGCTGGACTTCATCTTCACCGGCGTGGACGAGGCGCTGGAGAAGCCGCGTCACTTGGCAGTGCATCTTACCCGTCTGCATCTGGGCTACCCGTGGGGCGAGGTGTACGCCTCGGCGCCCGGCGACCCGCTGAATTTTGCGGGTGAGGATTTCGCGGCCACCTATGGCTTCGGGGACAAGATAACGGGACTGATGCCGGCCGCTGGCGACGTGTTGGCCGTGTTCACCGAGTCGGCCACGCACGCGCTGGCTGGTGCGAACGGTGATGACGCCAATCCACCAAGGCAGACGGTCATCAATCATCGCGTGGGCGCCATTGAGTACACCGTGCAGAATGTAGGCAACCGGCCCATCTTCACCAGCTTCCGGGGTATTGAAACGCTGGAGACCATGGACCAGTTTGGCGACCTGTTCACCGCCCCGCTGACCCACGACATTGCGCCGTTTCTGCTCCGTCGCTTGCAGACGGCAGCGGGCGTGGAAGCTGCCAACGAGTCAGTAGTGAACTCCGTGGTGGTGCGGAATAAAAACCAGTATCGGTTGTTCTTCGCTGATGGTTACGTGGTCACGCTGACGCAGGTGGGTCCAGAGCGTGAGCCACAGAACACCATTCAGCGGTACTACTTCAACGACGACCAGCGCCAGTTTGCGCGTGTGTTTGCCACCGCGTCGGGGGTAACTTCTGATGGTCGGGACCGGGCGTTCTTCTCCGTGGAAGAGCGGCCCAATGTACCCGACCCGGATGCTTTCCTCGTGACGTTGCCGGAAACTGATTTCGTCTATGAGCTGGACCGGGGGCGTAGTTTCGACGGTGGTGAGATTGCGTCGTACTTCACCATGACCCACTATTTCAGCCAGCAACAGCAGGCCAGTATGGTGGAGAAACGTTACAACGTGGTCCAGCTGCACGGGGAGTGCCCCGGCTATGCGGGTATTCGCCTGTCCCGGGCGATGAACTATGAAGACATGGACTTGCCCGAGCTTCCTCATGAGGACATTGCCATGGGTGCGCTGTCGCATCCGCCAGAGGACCAAGCCAAACCGAAGTACACCCAAGGCCGATTGTCGGGCCGTGGGTTCGCTGTTTCCTTGCGCGTCTCACACGAGAGCAGGAAGGAATTCCCGCACGCCATCCAGATGATTACGTTCTTGGATGACGCGCCCTTGCGCCCCAACAGGTAACCATCATGGCCAGCACAACAAAGACTCCCGAGACTGTCATCACGCCCCCGGCCTATGACCCGAAGGCTGGTCTCATGCAGAACCAAGTACAGACGGGTGTGGGTGGGAAGGCCAACCAAGACATCAACCTTGGCCTTAATCCGGGGCTGATGGATTACGCCACGGACGTGTACAACACGACCCCCTTCGGCAACCAGAACTACGATGTGGCGGCGGGCAGTTCCCGTGCAGCTCAAGCCCAAGCGTTCACGCGTAAGGCGCAGCAGGATGAGATGTCCGCGCAGCAGCTCAACCAGATGTTGGGCAGCAACTCGCCGTTGATGCGGCGTGCGGCACAACATGCCATGGCGGGCGCCGCTGGGCGTGGGTTGATGAATAGCAGCATCGCGGTCGGCAACGCGCAGGGTGAGATGATTGACCGTGCCCAGCCGTTCGCGCTGCAGGATGCGCAGGCCCACGGGAAGGCAGCGAGCGAGTCCCTTGCCAACCAGCAGGCAGCGGCCAACCTCAATGCCCAGCTGCAGACGGAATCCAGCATCTCCAACGCGGGCCTGATGACGCAGGCGGGCATGGCTTCCATGAACGCCCGCGCAACCCGTGACCGTGATTTCATACAGGGCGCACTGGGCGGCCGACAGGATGTGGCCCGTCACGCGTTGGGTATGGAGAACCGCGAGGACCAGCAGGAATGGCAGAAGATTGAGAACGACACCAACCGGGACTGGGGTACCAAGGAACGTGAGGGCGGGCAGGAATTCCAAGACCGACAGGCGCGTTTGACTGAGGCTTTCCAGTGGGGTTTGGGTCGGCAGGAAGCGGCCGAGCGTTGGGCCGAAGGCGAGTTGACCATCTTGGCCAACCAAGGGCTGGCCAAGTACAGCGCCATGGGCCAGATTGCCAGCAGTATCTTCGGCAACCCGGACCTGACCTCTGCGGAGCAAAACGCGGCATGGGAGAGTGCGAAGGTCATCATGGATGACACATGGGACCGGGCAACTGGACAACCCATTCCTCGGGGGCCAGCGGCTGACCAAGGCAACCCGAACGCCCCGGCTACGCCAGCTACGCCTACGACTCCCGAGGGTCCAACTGTGCCGCATGGTGTGAACGTGACGACCACGGCGCAACCAGCCTCGCGTGGTTCCACCACGCCTTCTGCCAGCCCCGCCACGGTGGCGCAGAACGAAGCTCTGGGGCAGACCTATGCTTCGGCCACCAACCCCAAGGCTGAGGCGACGACTGCCGCCCTGCCGGCGCTGACTTGATGCGTACCCGAATCGCCAAGTACAAGGACTTGTCGGCGGTGTGCCGGTATCTGACCGCCATGCACGAGCGCACGGGGTGGGATTTTGTGCCCATCAATCCGAAGGTGTTGCGCGAGTCGGTGGTCAACATGATTCGCACCCAGCACCTTGTAGACGTGTTGGTAGCGGAAGATGATGATGGGAATGTCCGTGGGGTCCTGTTGGCCAGTGTGGACCGGTTCTTCTGGTCCAAGGCCCACTATGCCAGCGACGTGCATTTCATCGCCGATGGTGGTGGGGCTTCTTTGCTGACGGCGTTCAAGGACTGGGCGCACCGCCGGCAGTGTACGTGCATTGTGATGGCGGTGGCCACTGATGACCCCCGCGCTGAGATGTTTCTGGAAGCGGGTGGATTTGAGCGCCGGGGTGGCGCGATGGTGTGCTTCCTGACTGACCGCCCCGAGGAGAAAGCAGCATGAGCTTCGTGAAAAAGGCCGTCAAGAAAGTGGTCGGCTTCGTCAAGAAATACTGGAAAGAGATTCTCATCGTTGCGGCGATTGTCTTCACCGCCGGCGTGGCGACTGTTGGTTTCTCCTACTTCGGTGCGGCTGCCGGCCAAGCTGGTTTCGGTGGCTTCATGTCGGCAGTGGGTAGCACCATGGTGCAGGGTGTGGCGGCCATCGGTAGCGCGGTGGGGATTGGTAGCGGGGCGGTTGTCGGCGGCGCGGGTCTTGGTGGTTCCACCGCGTTGGCTGGTACCAGCGTGGGCTTCGGCGCCGCTGCCGGTCTTGGGGGTGGCGCTGGTATTGGCGCGGGGTCGGCGGTAGCGGAAGCGAACTTGGCGGCTTTGGCGACTCCGACGGCCCCGGTTGCTGCGGGGTCAGGTCAGGCAGCGTTCAACTACGCAGCAGGTACCAAGATAGGCGCCACGGCGCAGGCAGTTCAGGCGGCTACACCCACGGTGTTGGCCAGCGGTGCGCTTCCGACAACCATTGCGACCACTGCTCCAGCTGCGACCAAGGGTTTGTCACTGGCTGGCGTGGGCAAGTTGTTGTCAGGCGTCGGCGCCGTAGCGGGTCCCGCCATGAAATACTATGGCGACAAGAAGGCAGCGGAGGCGGACTACCCACTGGCTTCGTGGGGCGTACCGGTGGGCCGGGGCGACGCGTTTTATGAGGACCCCGCCAACTACATGCCCGGAGCTGGTGCGGCTCCCCCCGTTATGCCGCCGCCGACCCAGCCCCCACTGGCTCCTGTTGGTACTGGGGCGTTGGCCCAACAGGCGGGTGGGGGTGTTGGTGTCCCGTCGGGGCAGCAACCTTTGATGTCGTTGATGCCATTCGGTCAGCCCATGGAGCCTGACCCCTTACTTGGAGGGCCTTCCTATGGCTGACGAAAAGCCACAAGCGAACCGGAATACCGGTGGTAATACCGGGCCGTTCTTTCCGGGTGAGGATGTCGATTCGATGTTCCTTAATCAACTCACTGCAGAAGCAGCGGAGTACATCCACGACACCGCGAAGGACGAAGTGCTGGAGGTGTTGAGCAACACCGACGACACGGCCGCGACCATCGCTGCGACCACGTACAAGATTACCCGTGGCTTGCTTGAACGGCACAAGGATGTGGGCTTGTCACTGGAGGCGGACCTTTCCCACGCGTTGGCACTGGGGTCGGAAGTGACCGACATGTTGGTAGAGATTGTCGAGGTCACCCAACCCAACGCGGCGTTCGACCCGCAGCGGTTGCGCGAGGAATCCCTGTTGCGTGCGACCGTCATGCACGGTGAAGAAGTGGAAAAGCGCGACGACCCTGACGAGAAGGATGCGGCCCGCGTCATGTACACGATGATGATGCAGGACGGTACCGTTGAGCAGGGCATGAACTATGTCAACAAGCGGTCCAGCGAGATGGGCCTGAACACCAACGACATGCTGCGTCGTGGTGTGGAAGGGCACCGCAAGCAGCAAAACCCCAAGAAAGACCCGCTGTCTGCTGCCGTTTCCAACGGCGTGCAAGGCATGGCTGAGCCGCCCCCGGCTGCGCCGCCGGCGGAAGAGCTGCCCTTGATGGGAGGCATGTGACATGAGTGACGACCGTTCTCGTA